GAAAGAAAGTACAGGTTGCCCCCTACTATGACAAGGCGGGGACAATGGTTGCCCAGAAGATCCGAGGCTCTGACAAGAGCTTCAAGGTACTGGGTGACATTACCAAGGCTCTCCCCTTTGGTGCTCCCTTGTGGGGCAAGGGGAAGAAGCTGGTAGTTACTGAGGGTGAGATTGATGCGATGAGCGTGAGTCAAGCCCAAGGTAACAAGTGGGCTGTGGTCTCCGTACCTAACGGTGCTCAAGGTGCTAAGAAGCACATGAAGTTGAACTTCGATTACTACGAATTATTCGATGAGATAATCTTGATGTTCGACATGGATGAACCAGGTCAAGCGGCGGCAAGCGAGTGCGCCGAGTTGTTCAGCCCAGGCAAAGCTAAGATTGCATCACTACCGATGAAGGACGCTAACGAGTGTCTGGTCAACGGTAAGGCAGATGAAATCATTCAGGCAATATGGAACGCTAAAGCGTACCGTCCTGATGGCATCTTGTCTGGAGCTGACTTGTGGGAGGAAGTCTCTAAGACTGAGACTATCCAAGCGATACCCTACCCTTGGGATGAACTTAACGAAGTAACTCGTGGTTCTCGTAGGGGTGAGTTGGTTACGCTTACCGCAGGTTCTGGCATAGGTAAGTCAGCAGTGGTGCGAGAGATCGCCCACCACCTCCTGTTGAAGGGAGAGGCTGTTGGCATGATCATGCTTGAAGAGAACCCTCGGCGCACCGCTTTGGGGTTGATGGGAATCCACCTCAACAAACCACTACACTTGAATAAGGAGGGAGTCAGTGAAGCTGATCTCCGCGCTAGTTACGATGCTACTATTGGTAATGGTCGTTGTTTCCTTTACGATCATTGGGGCAGTAGCGGTATTGATAACTTACTTTCCCGTATTAGATTCTTGGCTCGTTCTTGTGGCTGTTCTTGGATTATTCTGGATCATCTTTCTATTGTTGTTTCGGGCTTGGGAGACGGTGATGAACGCCGTCTCATAGATAATGCCATGACATCCCTACGCACCCTTGTTGAAGAGACAGGCGTGGGGATGTTCCTCGTGTCCCACCTACGTAGACCTGAAGGTGACCGAGGACATGAACAAGGGGCACGTACTGCCCTCAATCAACTCCGTGGATCTCATGCCATTGCCCAACTCTCCGATATGGTGATTGGCTTGGAGCGAGATCAACAGGGTGAGAACCCCAATGTCACAACTCTGAGAGTTCTAAAGAACCGCTTCAGTGGTGAGACTGGGGAAGCAGGTCGGTTATCCTATGACCGAGAGACTGGTCGCCTCGCTCCCTTCGTAGAGGGGTTTGGGGCGGTCAACATTGATGAGTTCTAACTTAGTAAGGAAGCTATGATTTCTCAAAACCAAATCCTTTTGCGTCACTTCAAGAAAACCAAAAGCATTTCTCAGCGTGAAGCCTTGCTGGATTACTCTATCCAGTGCCTGTCAAAGCGTATCCAAGAGCTACGTGATGCAGGGTACAACATTGAGACCCAACACAAAAGACACCCGACAACTGGGCAGCGATACGCTCGTTACGTGTTGAAGAAATAACCCTCTACCTTAGGAGGCGTTATAGTTGCAAGAGGGTACGCCATTACCCTGTTGTCCTATGACTGACAGATCGGAAAGACGGTCACCCCCCTTATTTTTTGCTAGTCGAAGGAGACAGCGTGGCACTTATATTTGACTTAGAGACGGATGGTTTGCTCGATACCGTTTCCAAAATTCACTGCTTAGTAATTAAAGATACAGATACTGATGAAGTATTTACGTACCGCAGTGGTTTCCCCTATGAGCTAGAAGAAGGCATAGATCACCTACTGTCTGGATCTTTGGTGGTTGGACATAACGTAATCAAGTACGACATCCCAGTCATTGAGAAGCTCTACAAAGTCTCCTTCGATCATGCAAAGGTCTTTGACACACTGGTGGCTACCCGAGTTATCTGGGCAGCAATCCGTGAGACAGACTCCCTGAGAATCCAAAAGGGTATACTCCCTGGTAAGCTCTTTGGTTCCCACTCGCTAGCCGCTTGGGGTTACCGCATGAAGAACTACAAGGGTGACTATGATGGTGGGTGGGAAAAGTTTACCCAAGAGATGTTGGACTACTGTGTGCAGGACGTACAGGTCACAGCCGATCTCTATTCACGGATACTAAAAAAGAACTACTCAGCCCAATGCTTGGAGCTGGAGCATAAGTTGGCATGGCTCATGGCAAAGCAGGAACGTAATGGTTTCCACTTTGATACCACAAGTGCCGCCAAGTTATATGCCAAGCTCGTAAGCCGTAGGTCTGAGATAGAAGCTGAATTGATAGCTACTTTTGGGGAGTGGCAGGTACGCTTACCTGACTTCATCCCAGCCCGTGACAACAAAACCAAAGGTTACATCAAGGGCGTACCAGTCCCTCGATACAAGACTGTCATGTTCAATCCCTCCAGCAGGGATCACATAGCCGATAGACTTCAGAAGTTATATGGGTGGAAACCTCAGGAACTCACCGAGGGTGGCAAGCCAAAGATTGATGAAGTTGTCTTAAGTAAACTCTCATACGAACCCTGCGCTGCCCTATCAGAGTACCTCATGGTGCAGAAGCGTATCTCTCAGTTAGCTGAGGGTGACCAGGCGTGGATGAAGTGTGAGAAACAGGGGAAGATTCATGGATCTATTAACACTAACGGTGCTGTCACTGGCAGGGCAACCCACTCTTATCCCAACATATCACAGGTGCCATCCTCTGGATCTCCTTATGGTCACGACTGCCGAGGACTTTTTACAGTTCCTAACGGATGGACGTTGGTGGGGGCAGATGCCTCTGGACTAGAGCTTCGATGCCTAGCCCATTTCATGGCTGAGTGGGACGGAGGTAAGTACGCTGACATCCTGTTGAGTGGTGACATCCACACAGAGAACCAAAAGGCAGCGGGGCTTGAGACACGCAACCAAGCCAAGACCTTCATCTACGCATTTTTATATGGGGCAGGTGATGCAAAAATTGGATCTATTGTTGGTGGAGATGCAGGTGACGGTAAGCGGCTCAAGTCTAAGTTTCTTCGTTCGTTGCCAGCCCTCGGACGACTTGTCGATAGTGTTAAACAAGCTGCAACAAAAGGCAATATCGCTGGGCTTGATGGGCGAGACATTTACATTAGAAGTGCACACGCTTCACTGAACTCTCTGCTCCAAGGAGCTGGAGCTGTGGTGTGTAAGCAATGGCTCGTACTGCTGGAAGAGCAACTCCAAAGTAAATTTAAACATGGGTGGGATGGGGACTACTGCTTCTGTGCTTGGTCACATGATGAAGTACAGATTGCCTGTAGAACTCCTGAGATCGCCCAGCAAGTTGCCGAGCTAGCTACGGACTGTGTACGTCAAGCTGGTGAACATTTTAATTTCCGATGCCCCTTAGCAGGAGAATACAAGATCGGAACTACTTGGGCTGACACACACTAATGCAACGTAAAGCAATCAACCAGTTACTCCACAGGGTCTATCGGCAGGGGATTAGTCTCCAGTCCGATATAGCACGGGAGTTTGATCAAGAAGTAGCTGCCCTGTGTAGCATGGGGTTGATTACAACCAAGACTGCACCTCTGCAATTCGGCAGGGTGTGGCGAATAACTGAAGAGGGTTTAGCCCTTCTTCGTGATGAAGGACTTTTATGAGCAAAAAGAAATCCCCTAGTACGGAGGAAGTGGAGTTTGATTATCGTTTACTACGCCCTGAATCTCTCATTTTTCTGGGGCGAAACATTGAAGTTCAATTCTTGGGGGAAAGTCCATGGGGTACCGATTACTACGGTGACTTTGATGCCAAAATCCAGCGGATCAGAGTCCTAGAAAACCTCACACCTGTGGAAGAACTAGACACCCTAGTTCATGAAATCCTGCACATGATCATGTTCTATATGCGGATCATGATGGGCAACGTTGATGAAGAACAGATTGTCCACCGCCTAGCCACAGGCTTCTCCTCAGTCCTCGTAGAGAACCCTCAAGTAGCGCAGTACCTCGCTGCGATGTCCCATGTAAGCCTTAAGGAAATAGACCCCTCCTATGATTAAACTAGCTGAGATTGATGTAGAGTATCGAGACCACATGGGCAGTGACCTGTCCGTTGTTAACGCCGCACGAGTAAGTTTTGATAAGGAACACGAAGAGTTTCAGTACCTCTCTGATAAGAAACTGATTAAGTACCTGGCTGAAAATAACCACTGGTCTCCCTTTGCTCACGTCTCAGCCACCTTCCGAGTTAAGGCTCCTATCTTTGTTGCACGTCAACTGGTCAAACACACCGTTGGCTTTGCGTGGAACGAAGTCAGTCGGCGTTATGTTGACCACACCCCAGAGTTTTTCTTCCCGACTATCTGGCGAGGAAAACCTGAGGGGAACATCAAGCAAGGTAGTAGTGGTGAGGTAGCCGTACACCACGGTGTTATTCGCTCCACTACAGCAATTGCCCTTAAAACGTATGAGGATCTTCTGGCATCAGGAGTCTGCCCCGAGCAAGCCCGTATGGTTCTCCCACAGAACACCATGACCGAATGGATCTGGACGGGAACCCTCTATGCTTGGGCTAGAATGTGCGTCTTACGCTTGGATGATCATACCCAGCAAGAGACCCGAGATGTAGCCAAGGCTATTGATCGGAACATGAAGTCCCTCTTCCCACACTCTTGGGAATATCTAGTTCCCAAAAAGGAGAAGTTATGCGCGTTGCTCTCATAGACGCTGACATCCTCGCCTACCAAGCTGCGGCTGTGAGCGAGACCCCCACCGACTGGGGTGATGGTATCTGGACACTACACAGCTTCGAGGATGAAGCTACCCAACACTTTGACCATGCCGTGACTACCATCGTGGATGATGTCGAGGCTGACAACTTTGTGTTGGTGTTCTCAGATTCCAACAATTGGCGCAAGACTGTACTACCTACGTATAAGTCCAACCGCTCAGGTACCCGTAAGCCCCTGTTACTCAAGTTCCTCCGTGAGTACGCTATGGAGAGCTACGAGTCTAAAGTAGTGGAGACCCTTGAGGGGGATGATGTGATTGGCATCCAAGCCACCACACCCAGCGAGGATACATACATTGTGTGTACCATCGACAAGGATCTCAAGACCATCCCAGGGTTACACTACCACATGGGCACAGGTGAGACCTTTGAGGTCAACGAGCACCAAGCTGATAAGTACCACATGATGCAAACCCTCACAGGCGATCCTACGGATGGCTATGCAGGTTGCCCAGGTATTGGCGAAAAGACTGCTCAGAAGATTATCCAAGCAGCTCTGGATGAGGGAACCCCTTGGGCAAACCCACAGCAACTCCGAGAGATCTACTGGACACACATAGTGAAAGCCTACGAGAAAGCAGGACTCTGTGAAGAGGAAGCCTTGGTTCAAGCACAGGTCAGCCGCATCCTCCGCTACGGGGAATACAATGAGACAACTAAAGAGGTAAAACTTTGGACTCCGAATTGAAACAGTTTTTTGGAAACAGTGAGACCACCCCCGAGGAAGACGAGGAGTTTGCCCGTCTCGCTGCCACCAACCGTCAGGTGGGCGGGGGTCATTACTTAAAAGCCATTCAGCCTTGGGACATCGTAAAGGCATGGGAGCTTAACTTCTGGGAAGGTAACTGTGTGAAGTATCTCCTTCGACACCGTTACAAGAATCGTAAGGAAGACCTTGAGAAATGTATCCATTACCTAGAGTACCTGAAGGCTCACTACGATGAACTTTACTGATTACCAGAAGGAAGCCATGAGCTTCCGCCTGAAGTCCGCCGATGAGATCTATGCCTTGTATAACTTGGCTGGGGAAGTCGGTGAGCTTCTGTCCGCTGAGGCAAAGCTCCGCCGTGATGGTGGAGACTTCCTAGTCCACATCGAGAATGTCAAGAAAGAGCTGGGTGACATTCTCTGGTGCCTCGCGGCTGTGGCTGATGATTGGCACACAGACTTAAATGAAATTGCAGAATTAAATTTACAGAAACTAACAAGCCGTAAGGCAAGGAATAAAATTCAAGGAAATGGCGACAACCGATAAAACCCCCTCCCTCCGTGCCCAGCTAATTACTCGCCGCACATATAACCGCCCACTCAATGCCGATGGTACCGAATTTGAATCATGGTCACAGACTGTAGACCGTGTGCTCCAACACCAGACTTGGCTCTGGGAACGAGCAAAGGGTAACCCCCTGTCTGTTCCTGAAGCCTTGGAGATTGAGGAACTCCGTCAATATATGATGGAGCGTAAAGTCCTAATGTCTGGTCGCTCACTGTGGCTAGGCGGTACTGATGTAGCAAAGAAACGTGAAGCATCTCAATTTAACTGTTCTTTTACCCACGTTGAAACAGTTCAAGACGTGGTTGACTGCCTATGGCTGCTCCTTCAAGGATGTGGTGTGGGCTTCCGCCCTATCGTGGGGCAACTTACGGGCTTCCAAGTACCTCTCAAAGAAGTCCGAGTAATCCGCTCAGAGCGTACAGCTAAAGGTGGCAACGAGAAAAACGTTGAGACCTTTGACCCCGATACCCGTACTTGGACAATTGCCGTAGGTGACTCAGCCGAAGCATGGGCTAAGTCCATTGGTAAAATCATTGCCCACCCCTACCGTGCCGAACGGTTGGTGCTGGACTTCTCACAGATCCGCCCAGCGGGTGAACGACTAAAAGGTTATGGTTGGATTTCATCGGGTGATGCAGCTATTGCTAAAGCCTATACAGCTATCGTGGAGATTCTCAATAAACGTGCTGGTAGTTTGCTTACACGTATTGATATTCTTGATGTTGTCAACTGGTTGGGTACTGTGCTGTCTTCTCGCCGCAGTGCTGAAATTGCTCTCTTTAACTATGGTGAAGATGAGTGGGAAGAGTTTGCCGTAGCCAAGAAAGATTGGTGGGTAAACAACGTTCAACGAGCACAGTCAAACAACTCCCTCCTGTTCAAAGCAAAGCCGAGCTATAGCCAACTCAAAGAAATCTTTGACATGATGGTAGAGGCTGGTGGCTCTGAGCCTGGCTTTATTAACGCTCAGACCGCAGTTAAACGTGCCCCTTGGTTCAAGGGCTGTAACCCCTGTGCTGAGATCCTGTTGGGTAACAAGAGCTTCTGTAACCTCACTGAGGTTGACGTAGGTAAGTTCAAAGGTGACTCCTCAGGTTTACGCCGAGCAGTAACCTTGGCAGCACGAGCCAACTATCGACAGACCTGTGTGGATCTGCGGGATGAAATCCTTCAGGAAGCATGGCACCTCAACAACGAGTTCCTCCGTTTGTGTGGTGTAGGTTTGACAGGTATTGTGCGCCGCCCTGACTTGGGTAGCTATGACTATGCAGAACTCCAGCGTGTAGCCACGGCTGGTGCATACTCTATGGCAGATGAGCTGGAGACACCCCGCCCAAAAAACGTAACCACTATAAAGCCAAGCGGTACCCTATCCAAAATTATGGATACGACTGAGGGTGTCCACAAGCCTCTTGGTAAGTACGTGTTCAACAACGTCAACTTCTCCAAGCATGACCCTCTGGTTCCCCTGTGTCGATCCGCAGGTTACCGAGTGTTCGATAACCCAACTGACTCAGAGTCTGTCCTTATTACCTTCCCTGTGAGCTGGGATGACGTTCCCTTCGATAAGGTCGAGAAGAACGGCACAATCCTAGAGGTGAATGAAGAGTCAGCCATTAGTCAACTTGAGCGTTACAAGATGCTCATGAACAACTGGTGTCAGCAAAACGTATCAGCCACCATTAGCTATTCAGTTGATGAGGTAGATCAGATTGTTGATTGGCTGCTGGATAACTGGGATGTGTACGTGGGTGTTAGCTTCTTATTCAGAGCTGACCCAACACTGACCGCTAAAGACTTAGGCTACCTCTACCTCCCTCAGGAAGTGGTAACCAAAGAAGTGTTTGATGAATACTCCGCTAACATCCAGCCTCTGGAGATTGACCGAGCGAATAGCTTTGATGAGATCCAAGGGGAAGAGTGTGCAACAGGGGCTTGTCCAATTCGCTAATGACATCAAAAAGAACATCCAAGTATCGAGCTAAGGACACTGGGGGGTTACCCCCTTTGTCTCCAAAGAATGATAAACAAGCCGCCTACATCAAAGCCCTAAAGACCAACCCACAAGTAATTGTGACTGGGTGTGCAGGGACAGGCAAGACCTACATTGCCTCGGTGTATGCGGCTAAACTTTACGCTGCTGGAAAGATCGACAAGATTATCCTGACCCGCCCTAACGTGGCGGCAGGACGATCTCTAGGTTTCTTCCCAGGCACTATGGAAGAGAAGATGGCTCCATGGGTCATCCCCTTTACTGATGTGCTACAGGCGGAACTTGGTGAAGAGGTGTACGGTATCGCCTCTCGAAAGAAGAATATCGACATTGTGCCTTTCGAGGTCATGCGTGGTCGAACCTTTAATAACTCCTTTGT